CGTGAACCCCACACCATGGGTGCAGGTCTCAACAGAACATCAGGTTGAGGCTGGTAATCAGGAAATGCGAAGTAAAACACCTCTTTTGCGTCATATTCGGAAATTGGACGTCTCCACGACTTTTGTAACACTTTAATAGCTGTGTTATAATTCTTTCTCCTTACGGCTTTAAGAATTCTCTTCTTTAGATTCGGAGAAGCACGAATATAGTGTTTCTCTTCTCCATCGAGAATTCGAGTCACGGTCTTCATGACCCCGTAGGTTTGAGTAAGTTGTGCCGCGATACGTCTTCGCCGATGGACTTCTTCTCTTACGTCCTTTAGTCGTCTTAGCCTGGGTTCGGACTTACCAGTCATGAGAGTTCTACACTCTCTTTGATGTAACTCCGCCTTAATCTTGGTTAGGACTTCTTCAGGCGTTATATGAGTTGGAGCATCGCGTGCGTCACGTAATCGATTTCTTGCGACTTTTAGAACATCGCTCGAGTCTCCGACTATCGAGGAGACAGGTCCGCTCATCATATAGCTGATCACTGTACGTAAGTCCACTGGTCGATCGCTGCCTCCGCCTCCTTGGGATAATAAACCAGGAGCATCAGGAGCAGGCGATTGCGCTATGGCTGTTCTTAGACATAGTTTCTTTATGATTCGATGATTGTCCGGATGGTGTGAAGCCTTGATTAGAGCGTCGACGATTAGACGTCCTTTATTGCCTTCTATAGTTTTAAGTCCCGCCGCTTCTCCGATTCTTACCTCGTACTTTCCAGTCGCTGTATCTCCTACACGAGTTACCATTCTTTCACAGAATACTCCGTGTTTGGGTGAGATATAGGATTTGGAGTAGTTATTCGCGAGACCAAGAAGCTCGATATTATTCTGATAGCCTCGTATCTGTTCTCTTGTCCAAAGACCGATTAGATCGTCGCCACAAATTTGATAATTTTCTTTCTTTGCGCCGGCTCTATGAGCGGCAAAGCTATTAATGATTGAAAGAACAGTCCAAGACGGTCCGAGTCCCGTTAGGGCTCCACATGAAATGGGCTGATTATTTGCATTAATAATCGAATGAGGGGCGATGACATTCTCAACTGCCTCATCCCACCAGCTTGGTTTCACTTCAGGATGATGTTGCGTAACAGCATTCATAAATTCCTTTAGTACGAATCTCGCTAGTTCTATTGAGATGGGGTCTGTTGATTTAGACAAGTCAGCTGAAAATACGAGAGCACGCGCATCGCTATTCTTAAGTCGAAGTTGTTTGTTCTTGAGCGCTGACTTAGTGAATCCTAACTTACCTAGATAGGGAAGGAGGAAACGAGTCATAGCTCGAGCTTGCCAGACAACTCCAGCGGTGTGCTTTGTTGGAACGCGAATCTTTCCAGCCTCGGTTGTAAACGCGAACACCTTAGCTTGGTGATTCGTTTTATCCTTTACTGCCTTTAAGAACGCATTCGTTAATGTTTCAATTTCATTCATATCGAGCTGATTATTATCGTCGAATTTACGATAAGCTTCGTTGACGTCGGCTATCTGTGAAGGAGTTTTGTACTCTAGTAAGAAAGGTATGAAGTCCTGAATATCATCTCCAGTACTTCCGACTTCATCTTCGGAGTCGCTGATCGTTTCGATTTTGCCACCTTTAAAGTGGACAGAGTCTTCCGATGAGCTTCTATGAACAGGATGATCGTCGTCATCACTAGGAGGATTGCAGACTTCGTCTTCAGAGTCACTGCACACTTCCATAAATCCACCTTTAAAGGTGGTTGGAGGTGGGGTTGGTGTTCTTGCTCTGACTGTACGTTCTCTGTTAAGCGTGATGAATTGTTGGCCTTGTCTGGATGGATCTTGATCGAGTTTAATATCTAAGAAGCGTTTGTAATCACTGTCCCACTTACCTTTGACGCCGTATTGCTTTAATGCAATAGTGGCCCCGCCGTCCTTCGTGCGGGCTTCGATGCAGGCCTTAGTATTAGGCAGCGGAAGATTCGGAAACCTTAGGACAGGCTTTCTCTCTCCGAAGCATTCAAAGATGAACTTTCGTAGTTCTTCATAGATGTCAGGTGAGATGGGAGTATGGATTTCGGTAAGCCGTTCGATAGCCGCTTGATACTCTGCGTCGATTTCTTCTTTCGTAGGTGGTCTAACGCTTATACCGCGTGGTAAAGTGCTTGCTAAGAATAGGTTTCTAGGGTGAATACCTCGGATTCCGAGCTTAGCTCCTCCACGTCCCTCGATCGCTTGAGATCTAGTAATGTCAGCAAATTTCTTAGCAGCTTTGCGAAGACTGAGTTGTAGTATTTCACGTACTGCCTTGACATAGAGTCTTATGATTCGACGATTGTTAGGCGCGAAGTAGGACATTGATGGATTAAGTTGACCATAAGTCAGCTCTAGATATGTTCGAACAGCGGACCAGTTCTTGCGTAGTTCTTTGAGATTATCTTTCAAAGTTTGAGTACTTACTCTTTCATAAACGTCTTGAGGTATCGGTGGGCATACAATAATAGAGGAATTCGTTTTGACGTTGGTGCATTTTCTGATTATGGGTCTCTCTGATAATAAAAGAGCGTGATCAGCATTCATGGATGATAAGTGTCTTGCATGTTTCTTTAGCAGGACAACAACCTTATCAAGGAAGTTCATAGTTCTGACTTCGGTTAGAGCTATTTTACCCACGCAACAAAGGGTGTACACAGAGTTTAGGGGTGCATTAGACGTAAGTTTATTTGTGCCTCGATTCTCTGACGCTTTGCGTTGTGGGGGTAGACTTCCTCTTGGGATTGTTTGAATACGATCCCGGATGTCGATTGTGTTGTTTGCGGG